GCATACTTAATATCAACTAAGCTAGCTCCAGAAGCAGTAAATGCTAAACCTACTGCAGACATAGTAAACTTCTGCTGTTTAGCTGATGCTCCTTCTACCCATTGAGCTGTAGCTGGTACTAAATTTCTACCACCTGCAACATATCCGCCTGCAGCTGCAATTTCATTAGTAACTGAAGTAAGAGCACCTCCGCCACCATAAGCTGATAACGTAAAAGTCGACGCATTACTAGCTGCTTTTGCTAAAACCATTTTAAAAACACCGGCACCTAACGTTATGGTACCATTACCTATATATTTTTTGGCACTGTTGTATAGTTGCCATGCTGTTGCTGCCATGTTAAATCTCCTTAATATCGGCGTGTGACGCGCCGGATTCTAAAATATGACGTAATAACCCGCCGTATATCTCTAATTCAATCTCATCCCCTAGCATTTGTATCAAACTCATAAACTCTTGAGCTTGCGATACCATCCAAGGGTTACAGTTAAATATTTTTCCGCTCACGTTTACGGGCATAACTGCTTGTCCATCATTTTCTACTTGTTCATATGCGTGATGCTTATCGTCTTCACCTAAACATGAATCACAGCCAAATAAGTGAAAACGTTTAAATCCTAACATTCTAAACAATGGTATAGCTCTTAATAGTACAGTTGACCCTCCGGGAACTGACCACCATGTTTCATAATGCTTATCTAATATATCTTGTAGTAATTCTGCTTGAGTATGCCATATATAAGTTCTATCTTTTGGCAAACCCTTAAATACACTAGGATTGCATTGTGAAGCTATAAAATACTTACAGTCCTCAACTACAGGTTCTGTAAATCTTGCATTAAATTCGCGTGCATCTACCATGACCATAGCAGAAGGAGTTAAACCATTGTCAATACACCATTTATAGGCGTTATTAATTGTTATAAGTTTAACACCATTTTGCCTCAATTGCTTGATTTTTTCAAGGTGTTCTGTTACAGATGGTCCACCTCCTACAATCATTACCTCAATATCATTAGTTGGATGAGGTTCTACTTGCGAATATCCTTGTTTTATATTGTGCTTAACATTATTTTTTATTTGCTCATCATCAGTATTTACAGTGCCTGCATCAACTATTTCTTCACCACTAATCCAATTACTTACATAAAATAAACAAGTGTTTTTTGTTTTTTGTGACCAATGTATTACACATTTATGTTCTTTAAATTTTTGTAACCACCACTTATAAGGGTGCACACTTAAATGTAATTTATGCCCTACTAAAACTCCTGCTTTGTCATCAACTGTAGATATTTGAAAAAATACGTGTTGACAAGCAGATAAACAATTATCTATAACTCGGTCTACATGATGTGGTCTTATGTGTTCCATCACGTCAGTACAAAAACCATAAGCTGCTTGAACAGGTAGAGGTTGAGATAAATCAGCTTCTACAAACTTTAATGCATGCTTTTGTGTTTCTAACATAGGAACTATATCTTTATCTAAGCAGTTATCTGCAAAGTCAACCATAGTTACATCTAGTCCACCAAAGAACGCTAAGTTTAATCCTCCACGTCCTGTACCACATCCTAAATCAAGAACTGTAGCGCCAGCTTTAGGTTTTGCTTGTTTTAAAAATTCATGAGATATTTGTTCACCAGGAGCAACTTGTCTATACTCTGGTCTATCCCACATCATTTTATATAAATCTTTTTCTAAAGGTCTTACGCTATCTACTGTTACTTCTGGTGCATCTGCAATAAGAGATGAAAATCCTGTCATGTTAATCCTTTCTATTCAAATCGAATAAGTGCGGTTGTTGCCGTGTTATCTGGCAAAGTAACCGTTAATGTTTCTGAAGTTATAGTTTTTACTGCTCCAAAATCTAATACACATACTGAAAAATTACTAGAGCTACTATCATATATTAAAGCACCTCTAGCTGAAAATGTACCTGTCCACGTTGTAGGAGAGTCAAATGTAATATATACCACATCTGCTGTATCATCTTGTGTAACCGTAGCTCCCGTCAATGTGTTACCTCCAGCTACATATCCTGTACCTACTACTTCATTTGTTGTGGTGTAAGCAGAAGTTGATGGGTCTAATGTAGCATCATTAGTATATAAAGCTATTTTAAATGTGTCTGTGTCAAAATCTATATCACCAGCTAATGATTTAGCAACAAACGTATTAGTTATTCCTTGTACAATAGTTGCCATTATCTTCTACCTCTTCCAGGTACTGGAATTCTTGCTTGCCCACTTCTGTAAGCGTCGCGTGTGTTTTTACCTTCAGCAAGACCTACTAACTCATTCATAGCTTCTTGGTAACGATTAGTGTAATTAGTTATAGTATCTGCATCAGATTTTAAGTACGTCGCTGCTTCCAACAATGAGCCATATAACAAGGCGGTAGGATAATTATCTCCCAACCAAGACGTACCAGAAGCGGCAGTAGTAATAGAGACAGGATAATAAAAATAGTGCAGCTCAGCGCCATAATTGATATCAGGTGTAGGACCGAGTATAAATGTGTCATCATCGAAGACAGCATAGTATTGTGGTTTTGCATAAAAAGGTGCGTCCGTGTCAGGAAAAGATTGTCGAATAAAATTAACGTCTTTATTTATAAGATAGCTATACTCATTAGTCGTGTTATCAATTACTGCTAAACTATAAGTAGCAAGCCAATCATCAGGCAGGTCTAAATATTTATTGCCTCCAGTGATAGTACCTGTAAAATTAGCTCTTAAATCAGGTAAATTAACACCATTAAAAATACGGTTTTCCGCCTGCGTAATAAATGTATTTACGTCAACCGTAGTATATTCATTTTCAGTATATGACTCTATTTGAGCCACTAATTCTGTGTAAGTCATTATCTATCCTTACGCCATAGGACCGCGAGCTTTAGTGCCTTTAGTAGCTGCACCATTACCACGAGTTTCTACACCTGTTGTCTTAATATCTTTTTCTGGATACCCAGCAAAGTTAGGTACAGGTACATCTTGTGGTTGTGCAAAGCCATCTACCATTTTAGCTTTTCTTTCTTTATTTTCTTTAGCCATCTTAATCTCCTAAGTTATTGTTATTGTAACAGTTCCTACTTTTACAGAACTTACTAAATTATTACCAGTAAACTGATTAGCTGGAGGTCTTGCCCCACCTACAGGTTCCCATCCCCACTCTATATCTCTTGACCCTGTTTTATTATTTTCATTAAAACTTTGGTCGGGTCTTGGGTCTCTTACAGCCTGCGGGTCATCAACTGGATACATACCCTGCATATTCTGTGGTTGGTCTGGATTCCAACACTCTGGACAAGCTTTTATATGAGTATTAGTTTGTCTTACATACAAATCTTTTAATTTTTTAAGCTTAAACTGAAAGCCACATATATCACAGTCTGCTATAGCATTTTTACTACTTGTATATTTATTACTCATTATTTACTTCTTTGTTTAGCTCTAGTTTTACCACGAATAGCTATGCCATCCATTCTGCATTTCTTCATTTTTTTAGCTTTAATTTTACCACCAGCTTTTTTCTTAATTACACCGCGTCCTATTAACACATCTTTTTGTGTAACTTCACCATCACCACTAAGGTCAGGCATACTACCGCCTTTATTCATTTTAATTCTGCCACCTACTTTCTTTTTATTTTTTTCTTTGAGTTTGTCTGCAGCTTTTTTAAAAAGTTTATTTACTGGACTATCATCAATTAGTTTTTCTTTTATATCTTTTCTAGCTCTATCTTCTTTCTCTTTTTGTTTTTTTTCTTCCGGGTTATATGACATACTAATCTCCTATATGTATGAGTTTCTTGGTGCAATTATTTCAGTAGCTTTTTCTCTGTCTTCAGTTGAAGCAAGTAGCCACTGCTCTTCATATTCACCTTTTAAAAATTGTATTCTATCAGCTGCTTCTGGAATCTTAAGTGAAAGATAATATGCTAGTCCTGATACTAGACATGTTAAAAATCTAAATGGTATATCTTGTGTATTTACTCCAGTGCCTGCATCTGCCATTCGTTTTAAATACCAATATACAAAAGTATAGCTTGCATCATTAGGAACAGGCCATACAGTAAATTGAGGTACTTCTGGACCTCGTCTATCTAAATAAATTTGTATCGGTCTGCCCGTGTCATTCTTACTTGGTATAGAAGCATAAGTAGGATTTGACACCCTAGTAATAGATATGTCTGACTGAGTTGTTCCCGTCCCAGTTCTTATGACTTGGCTAATAAGGTCGATGGTAGTCGCGGGCAAATCGTAAGTGGCTGTACCGGCAACTAATGGAATAGAAGCTTCTTCTACTGTCCATAAATTTATACCTCGGTTAGCCCATTCAATAGTTAATAAGTTTAAGCTACGAGTAGCTGTTCTTAAATCATATCCTGTTCTTAACTCTGCTCCGCATCTTTCAAATGCTTCTTCTACGAGAAGGTTTAAGTCTAAATCAAAATTATGTGTTCCTGATGTAGCCATTATGTTTTCCTTGTTGTCCTTTTACGTCTAAGAGATGCAACTCTTCTTGGTTTACCTGCTGGTTGTCCAAGTCTTTTCTTTTGTGCAATTCTAGACTTTTTCTGTGCTGCTGTCATTTCTCCAGATGTTTTTGGAGTTTTACTAGATACACGCTTACTAGGTCGGCAATAAGGAGTTCCTCTCCCATCACCTTTTTTTCTACCACAAGCTTTACCAGTCTTTACGTCTTTCCAATCTTCTTTGAACCAACGTTTTAAAGCTAGTCCCTTTTTGGTTTTACGTACAGCCATTATTTCTTACCTTTCTTTTTCCTACATTTAGCAATAGCACCAGAAGCATAAGCACTAGGAAATACTTTATATGATGACTTTACTTTATGATAGCAAGCATCTTTTACGCTTCCACCTTTTTTAAAGTTAATATTTTTTATAATGCCCATACCTCTAGATTTCATCATGCTTTAGGTTTCCTGTGTCCATAGCCTTTTTTCTTAAGCTCTAAATGTTTAGCCATGGTAGGGGCTTTTACACCCTTACCAGTCTTTTTATCATACATCATATGAGGTTTAAAAGCCGGTTTTTTAACTTTAGTTTTAGCTTTAGTTTTATTAACCATTAAACCATCCTACCTTTAGTACGCCCTTTTTTAGCAATACCATCTGCACGTTTAGATGCTGAACCTTGAGCTGATTTACGGTTACCTGAGTAAGCTTTTTTACCTGCTGCTTTCTTAGCACCTTTAGACTCATCACGACGAGCTTTCATAGATTGTTTTTTCTTACCTTTTCTAGCTCCTAATGAATCATCAAGTCTAGCATTGTATCCTTGCTTTTTAACTTTACCGCCTTTTTTCATGCCAAGTTCGCCTCTAATACGGCTTTTTTCATCTTTAAGATTACGAGCTCCAGAAGCAGTATCGGCACGTTCATTATCAACTCTGCCTAACTCTTCTAATTTATTATCACGAGATGTATTACCACCCATCTTCATTTTTTTAACTTTACCGCCCATTTTCATCATAGCACGACCACCTGCGTCTGCACTCATGCGAGTCATAGCTCTACCTCTTTTATCTGCCATACCCCCACCCATCATTTTTTTAACTTTACCTCCACCCATGTAATTCTTTTTCATCCCATTCTCCTTAGTGAACTCTCGTCCAATTGATTGATTAACACCTACTTGTTTAGCAAACTTTGGATTATTAGCCACTGCTTGCATAAATTTTTCTTGCTTTTTACTTACTGTTGGCATTTACTTCTTCACCCTATTACTTGATGCTTGAGGTTTTCTTGGTTCTACCTTTGCAGCTTTAGGCTTTTTACTTACTAATCGTTGTACAGTTTTAGTTTCCCAAATGCGGATGCCCATCCAAATAATAGTAAACAATGAAGCCATATGAGGAAGCCATGAAAGCATAGTGCCCACAGCGGTAAAGATAGACGTAGCGTCTAGTAAGTGTTTCGTTGATTCATCCATTTTTAACATTTCCATCTTCTGCGTGCTTGTCGCAGTCTAGAGTTAGGGTTTTTAGCAGCTTTAGGAAATTGTTTCATTTGACCTGCAGACCTTGCACAAAATGACTTACGTCTTTTTGAATCTTTAGAACCTTTTTTAACTTTTCCTGTTACAGCTGTTTTAAGTTTAGAACCTGGGTTTGCTCTACGATAGGCTGCTACGCCTTTCTTTGTCATTCCCGCTCCAGATTTAGTCTTTCTAAAATTACCAGACTTAACCGAAGTCTTGATTCCCATTCCTTTTTTTCTAGTTGTTGCCATTTACACACAATCTCCTAGTGATTCAAACCAACGCCTCAATTGCTCAAGGCGTTCTTCATTACTGATTGGTTTGGGCTCTTCATCCATAACTTATCCACAGAATACCGTTAATGATGTCACAGCTGCTGTTTGAGTTACTACTCCAAACGTTGTTTGTGGCTCATTTCCGTTAATTAAAATTCCATCGCCTGGTAAAGCCATTTGTTGTGACTCTACATTAGCTGGAGTAGCTATACTTAATAAAACTCTATCTGATGCTGCATTACCATCTAAGGTTAATGTAACACTACCTGCTCCTGCAGAACCTACAAAATAGAATCCTTTCATTCTACTTCTAGGTAAAGCCATACCATCAGCAATAGCATTACCAATACTTACATTAGTTGCTACCGCTGCATCTGATGAGATGCTAGTAATTTTAGAGTAGTAGTTTACGGAAGTTGCGGTGTCAGCATCAACACCAGCTACAGTTTCAGTGGTTACAGACTGAGATAAATCCCCAGCCACATATCCAGTGATAGTAAATGTAGCGGCAGTTGCATCGCCCGCACAAGTAAATAGAATCTTATAACCAGCCCCATTATCTAGAGGCTGATTAGTGAGTAGTGTTATATCCCCTGCACCGCCAATAGAGGCAGCGGCTCGGAATAACGTAGCTGAATAGCTAGGAGTGACGGCCCATATATCTGTTGTTATAGCCATTGTCTATTCTCCTATTAAGCTGTACGTGTAATAGTATAAGCAGTAGCACTACTAAATAATAAAGTATATCGTGCCATACCTCTAACGCCTGAGGCAATAGTTAAATCACCAAAAGAGGCTGCAGTAGTATTACCAGCGTCTGATACAATTGCGTTAGTACTAACAACCATTGTTACTGTGTTAGCGCCACCGGTGTTATCAACTACTAAATCAAAAACTGTCCCTGCAGTTGCTTGTAATTCAGCGCCTAAAAGAGTCCCAGTTGGAAATGTAATACTTGTTCCTGCTGCAGATGTTGATGTAATATATCCTGTAGCTACTTCGGCTGCGGTTGCTACTGCAGTTGCGTTAATAGCTGCGGAGGTAGCGTGGTCGGATAGAAAGCCGCTTTGTGATACGACTGGTCCCGAAAATGTGGTTCTTGCCATGATATTTCTCCATACAAAGTTTAAGCTTATCCGTCGTGTATGCGTCTGCTGGGGCAGTCTGATAAGCTGGATGTTCCCAGATAATTAATATTACACGTTTTCATGTAATTATACAACAAAAAAGGGGCCGAAGCCCCTTAGTTAAAATTAAACAATTACTTGTTCATTACGTACATTGTTACTTCAAAACCGAAACGCATTTCAGTTGCTGATGGTGTAGTCCAAGCCATGGTGTTTCTCCTTTATATTAGATTTCAGCATTGCTGATACAAATATTATATCTTTCAGTTACATTTGTGCACTAAGTAAATTCATGAGTTTATCCCAACTTATCAAGTGCTTGCGATACTTTGCGTTCCATCATAGGTATAAGTCTCATACCACTATATCCAATAAAGAAAGCTATGGCTGGTGAAAAAGTTATATGAAGACCAAATTGATTAATAATAGGTGGTACAAAAAACTCAGCTGAAACAGCTGCAATAAATACAGATAACATAAATTCTATGCGAGCACGTTTACGCTCTACAAGCCAATTAACATGTCCACCACGAGGCACTTTGCCTTTAGCTTTTTTAACATTGTAATTACAGAAACCTCCTAATACAGAAGCAACCATACATACAACACTAACTCCAAACATATCAATCAAATACTGCATATCTGTCCTCGATTATAATACAGCCTTCGGCTTCCATGCATGGATAGTCAGAATACATTTTACCGCTACATGCATTGCCTGTTATTCTTCTTGGTCTAGATTTTAATGTATCTATTATTATTTCTGTACTAGATTTTTTATCAGCTATTAAAGCTCCAGCGTCATATATATTTTTGCTTCTGTCTATAAATTGATAATACTCATTGTGTATAAAATATGTACACCCTGATAAAAAGAAACTTAATAGTAATGCCCATTTAATCATTTACTCACATTATACCTTATAAAAAAGAAAACCCGACAAAGAGAAGCCGGGTTTTCAAGAGGAGTGCTTTAATTAAGCACCTGGTGAACCCCACATACCTAAAGGGTCTGACCAACCAAATGAATATCTTTCACGGGCTTTGTATCTTACATTACCTGTGTCAAAATCACCGTCCATAGATGTTGTTAAAGCAGTTCTTTCAAAATGCTTCATACCATTAGGAACGTCGGTTGTTAAGAAATAAGCGTCAGCATCAGTTAAATAGTGGTTTATTGTATAACCTTCTGGAATTGCACCATTATTTCTCAATGCGTTAAGGTCGTTATCAGCTGTACCAACACGAAGTTGAGTATCTAATAAACGAGTAGCAACGAATTGTAATGCTGGTGGAATTACTAGCTTACGAGGTTTAGCTGCAATTAATAGACCTCTTTCATCTGTCCACGCTGCGATTTGAATCACTGCGTTTTCTAATGCTGTTTCGTTAAGGTCTGTTGCAACTGCTTGTACGTTACTGTTAGTACCACCTGAAACTAATGGGTGGTTAGTAACTGCACCACCAGCGGCTGTACCAAATAGTGAACGTGCGTCACCACCTAAGAAAGCACCGTTGAAGCCATTGTTTAAAACGTTAGCTGCACGAACTTGCTTAGTATTTGCCATTGAACGAGCAAGAGCTTTAGTATAACGAGCTGAAAGACTATCATATAGATTATCCTCAACCGCTTCTTCAGTTAAACTGAATCCTAAAGCAATTGTTACGTGATTATATCTAGCTGTAAAAGCTTCTTGTGCGTTGTCATACGCAATAGCTGCTCCCTCAGTTTTAAGAGGTGCACCTGCAAAGCCTGCTAGTTTTGTTTCTTCTTCAAAAGAACGGTCTGAAGACTCGGTCTCATAAAGTTCTTTATGCTCTTCGCCATATTTTTCATACTCTAAACCAAATAAAGCGTTAAGTCCTGGTAATAGCTCCTTAAGGAGCTGGGCTCTTGAAATTGCCATGATTATTTCTCCTTAATTAGATTCCAGTTGAGTTGTCATATGAGTGAACACCTGCATTAAACTTAATTAATAAGTCTGTGAATGCATCACCCACGGTTGAAGTTGGACTATCTACAAAATCAACAATACGGAAAGCAAAAGTGTTTGTCGTATTTGTTGTAGCTGTTACTGCAGAATTAGAGTTACCATTTGTAGTATCGCCTGTAGTTGTAGATTGCACTGCTGCTAAGTGAGTGTTCTGACCTAAGTCAGCTTGTGTCACTGCGCCGTCCGCTTGTGCTTGAAAGATTACATCTGGGTCATCAACAATATATGCTTGAATATCGTCTGCCACTGTACCTGTCGGGAAGTTTTGTCTAAACACTACTGTGCCTAGATTTGGGTCTGTGTAAGTAACACCTACAAAAACACCAATTGTTCCAGCTGGGAATGATGCGGCTGCTCCGCCACCTCCATTACCTGTAACTGTAACAATTTCAATAGTTCCCGCAGCTACGATTGAGACAATCGAGCCATTATATATGTTAGTTCCGTATCCAGAAGCAATCGGTAATAGACGTGTAGCACCCGCGTACGGAGTACCGCCTATATGGTTTACTGCTTTAAGCCCATAGGGCGTAGCTGTAGTTGCCATGATTGTTTCTCCTAATTATTTTTTCCCCTTTCCAAAACTTTGACCATTCTCTTGACCTTCAGCGAATTTAGGCATACGTGGGTCATTTTGATTCATGTATTGCGCATCCACTGCTTCAGTCTGTGCTCGTGTTTTTTCATTCACATAAGCTTTCCTCTGGTCTATCATTTCTTGAGGAGCTTTACAAAGTAATAGACCACCAATTTCTATGCCTTCTTTAAACTGGCTATTGGGGTCTGACTGTATTATGACTTCTGGGTGTTCCGAATGTTTTACCGGCTCCCAGCCTTCACGCATTTTTGAAGAGACGTTCATGTTATCAGATTCATTAAGTAAAGAAACTCTAACCCAACGATACGCCCATCCCGGTTGTTGTTTGAACTCCGGAAGAAGTGAGGCAGGTTGCCATTTTTTCGCTTCGTCTTGTCTTACTTCTGTTTCTCTTGATTCTCTTTTTACCTTATCCATTTGCGTTCTCCAATTTTATCATTTCTCGTGCATATTGCTCCGGTGTTAACTTAAGCTTTTTAGCAAAAGCAACTTGTGTCTTACTTAGGCGTACTTTTTTTGGCGCGGTACTACGCGTTGCCGGTGCAACTACATTAGAAGGTTTGCGCTGGGCCGGCTTATCCGATTCCAACGGGTCTTTCCCAAAATTCTCAGGAAATAGTTTCTGCATCGTATCATCAATACGACGGTAGTAAGCATCTGATGACACTTGAATTCCTTCACTAAGAAGTTCATCATGAAGCCCTAAAGCTGTAGCTGTCATCACTTTATTTTTACCAAACCACTGATTATTATCTTGCCACTCTTTTGCTCGTGGGTCAGGTTTATAATCTGTTGGTGTATTATCTACACTATTAGGTTCAGCTTGTAAAGGTTTATTATACTGCGGTTTCTGATTTTTTGCATTATTTAATTTAAACTGCGCTTCATTCATTTGTTCTTGAGCAGATACTATTTTTTCAGTATCACCTGAATCATAAGCTTCACTATAATTTCGTTTAGCTACAGCTAAATCGCTAGTGTATTTTTCTTCTAAAGTTTTTAAATAAGTCTCTTCACCATCACTTAAAGTAGATTGAAGTTTTTTATTTTGCTCCATTACTTTTTGAGCATATGCAATAGCTTCATTTTTTTCTCTTTCAGCTCTTTCTTTTTCACGTCTCTCATCGTGTTGCATTTTTTTAAGCTGAGCAAACCTTTGTTTAACTCGGTCAGAATAACCTTCTAAAGTATCATTTTCTACTTCTTCTACAATTTCTTTAGGTAGTGGTTCTTTTCCTCTATCTTCAGGTGGAGTATCATCTTCTTCTTCAACTTCTAATTCTGATTCTACTTTTTTAGGCTCTTCTACGCGTTCAACGTCTGCAGTAGACTTTTCAGTTTTAGCTGATTTTTTACTTAAATCTACCTCAACTTCTTCGCCCTCCATTTCTAACTCTTCAGGTATTTCATTAATTATATCTGCCATATCAATCTCCTATGCGCGTTCGTAGCCACGTGGGTCATCGACCACTGCTTCTACGGTATCGTCGTTAATAATGCGGAATTCTTTCCCGTGAATTTTAATTCTAGTTCCTGCATAGGCACGAGTTATAACGAAGTCTCCTTCTTTACACCAAGCACCTGACGGAAACCTAGCTTCGTCTTGATAAGCTAAATCTCCTAGCTGCATAACAAATAAGACCACTGTTGAATGCTCTTGTATTTGTTTTACAGAATCTGATTTAATAAGACCACTTTCATACTTTTCATCTGCTTCAGGCACCATACATAAAATACGATAGCCTTTAACATCAGGAAGTTGAGTAGTAAGTTTAGCTAATGCTTCATCCTCACTTACTTTTTTACCTTCTGTGGTAGTTGTGTTTTTAGGTTTTTTAATTGGCTTACCACCAGAGTTTACTATAGTTTTATCTGGTGTAGCTAAAAGATAGTCACTTTCAATATTAGGGTCTATATTCATTTCTTATCCCCCTTATCCATAGTAACTACATTATCTGTAGGACTACTTTCAAAATCTTCTTCTTCTTTTTTGTGTACTACCAGCATATCACCAATCATCATTTGAACTGTATCAAAACCTCTAATCTGTCCACATGCATGTTGATAACCTGCAAGGTCAGCGGTGCCTCTAGCCATATCTTCTGTTAATTCGTTGCGTCTTTCTTTTATCTGGCTGGATAAAAGCATAAGCGTTTCTTTCTCTGCCATGTTAATCCTTTTTTAGTTAATATTATCCTCGTCTTTAGTTTCTTTTATCTCGGTTTTGTCTTTTAACTTCTGCTTATGAGCAGCTGTCTCATCACGCATCCTAGATTCTTTTTCACGGAGTTTTAAATCAGCTTGCTGTTGTACTGCTTGCATGCCCATTTTAGTTCCTTCCATTAATTCTTGAGCTTCAATTTTTCTATTATCTAAACTAGCATTAGCTCCTATTTTAGCTCCAGCAATTCTTTCTTCAGTTGCAAGTTTTTCTTTTTCTAGTTCAAGTTTAGCTGCATCTAGTTGAGTATCAGCTTGCATTTTTTGTGCTTTAGCTTGTGCTTCCATTTGTTTAAGTTTGAGTTCTTGTTGTTGCATTTGTAGTATTGGGTCTTTTTGAGCAGCCATATTTTGTTGCATTTGAGCTTCTTTAACATCTTTTTGTAATAATTTTTTAGCTGCTTTAGCAGTAATTCGAGCTATTCCTGTTTCAGAAGTTTCATCCATTGGTGTATTAGGAGGAGGTAAAGTAGAACCAAGTTGTTCTTCTATCTGTCTTCTGTATTCAAATCCTACATGTTCTGCTATATGAGCTTCCATAGCTGCTAACATTAATTGAGCTTTAGGATTTTGAGCCATGACTTGTTTCATTTTAGGGTCATCTCTAAACGACATATGTACCATTAAATGTGCTTCGTGGTCTTGATATATAAATGCTTTTACAGGTTTATTATTTAATATATCCATATTCTCAGATACTGGGTCTTCTGGTTTAGCTTCTTCAGAAGTAGGTATTAGTTTCTCTGCATTTTTTACTCCTAATACATCTAACATTTGTCTGTTAAGTTCAGGTAAGTCATATATCTGTGGATTTTGTTGAGCCATTTGCATAACCGCTTGATACTGCACAACTTTTTGTGCCATAGTTGCAGCATTTGGGTCAGCTACAGGTATAAGTGATACCTTATCGTAGTCTTCTTGTTTAGCTCCTGGTGTTCCTGTTGTAGGGTCATATACATAATCAGGGTCAGTGTAGTCTCTTATTAAAGTTTTAAGTAGACCAAACTCTTTTTTCATTGCATAATAAATACGAGCATTAACTGCTGACATTACTTTGAGGGTACGTTCAAGAATAGCAAGAGTAGAACCAACTGGAGAGTTGGCTGACATGTCAGATACTTTCATATCTGCAGCAGAAGCAAAACGTCTACCTTCATCAATAATTTTATCCATCAAAGCAGCAAGCACTTGGCTAGGCTCTTTGTAAGGTAATGGCATTAGGTTATCTCGTATAGTTCCAGACGGTGCGTCTACATCACGCCATTCTGCTGGACCGATTGGTGTATCATCACCTTTAATACGTAAGCCTCTTGCTTTGAAACCACCTGGGAGATTTGATAATGTACCTGCGTCTACTAACTGTCTTAATAGCATTGTGCCTGATTTTGAAAACCCACCAATTAGGTGTATTAAGCCAAAGCAATAAAATCCAAAACCAGGAATATAACCATAGTGAACAAAATGTTCTCTACGTTTTTTCATACTGTCATCTTGATTCCAATTACGTCTAATAGCTAGAATCTCTGAAGTACCTTTATCTACAGTAACTATGTATGGAAGTGCTATTCCTGTTTTACGACTACCATCTTTATCTTCATAACCTTCTAAGTCAAGGTTAACATTCATTTCTAATATTTTATATCTATCATCATTAGTAGCGTCAAAGCCCATTTGCTCTGCTATCTTTTTCTCTACTTCATCTAAATCGTAAGTTGGGTCACCTAATTCTATGTCACGATAAAAACCCATTTCTTGTAAGTAATGAAGTTCTTGTTTAGTTTTACGCATAACATGTGTTATACGTTCAGCTGTTTCTAAGTTAGATGCACCGTAAGGTACCACCATATCTTCAGCTGGTACAAAGATAGATACTTGACGTTCTAATGCTGGGTCATAATAAACTTTTTTAAATGCATTACCTGCTAAACCTAGTCCCCATAACATTCTTTCATGTTCAGGTCGATACTCTGGCATACAGTCCATGAGTTGATAATTCATATTCTCTTGAACACGTTGAGCAGCTTCAATACAGTCTTTAGTTTCTTTACCAATGATAGAAGTTTTTACAGGGCCTGCAGCTGGAAAGGTCTCCATCATAGTTTCAGCTTGGAATTTAACTAATGCTTCGGAAAGAAGTGGGTGATATACAGCACATGCACCTTCCCATGGTTCGGTGCGTTCTTCAATTTTAAGACCAAGTAGTTCTAAGCCATCAACATAAGTTTCTAGCCAGTCTTTTCTTGAATTAAGGTCGTTGGTAAAATCTGAAAGTAAATCAGAAGATAACTGAGCCATATACTTTTCATCTAATTCTTCAGCTAAGTTTTTATTAAACTCTTCATCTTCCATTCGGTCAGGGTCTATAATTATTTCAGCCTCACCTATACCAATCGTAACTTTTTCTGGGTCTTCTATTTCTATTTCAATAGCTTCTTCTGACTCAGCCATCTCTTCAACTCCTACTGGAGCTGCATATAGTCCTTTATCTACGTCTGCCATTGTTTTTCCTTATATTACACTGCATAATATTTTTTATTATTACGTCCCCTAAACATCTGTATATCATCTTCTTCATCACTTGGCAAGCGAATAAATCCACCTTGCCTAAATCTAGCAAGTGCTAAAGTTGTTGCATCCACCAAGTCATCGTTAGCACCTGCTGGAAAATCATTACATTCTTCTATAACTTCTTTAGCCCATCGTCTATCAGGAGCCCATACTACACCCCCACTAAACAAATCGGATACTGCATTTACTCTACTTATTTTGTCTTGACCTTTTCCTGGAGTAAATTCCCCTACAGGTATGCCCATTCTTCTAAATTCTTGGTAAATTGCAGCCCCATTTGACTTTTTCTCTACTATAAATGCGTCAGGTTCCCAATCTCTATATTCTTCTATACAAAGTTGTTTTAACTCTGGGAATTCTAACCGCTGCTTTATAGCATTAAGTAATATTATAGCGTAATTATTAGTTTCTTCGTCAAAAAAGACACCCCAAGTGGTTAATGCGTTGTAATCAGCTCTATTATTAGCTTCTTGAGCTGCATCAAGTGTCATTATAGTAAATTCACAAGCAGGTGGGTTCTCTTCTTCCCAAATATTCCACCATTCTCGCTTAATTAACGCTCCTTCTTCAGATGTTGGGTTCTGTAAGTACTGAGCGTTCCAATATCTTACATCCAAAGCTGCTCGTCTAGCTTGTAATTCTTCTAAAGGCCAGAACTCAGGCCATAACGGTACTTCTTTTCCTTGTTTATTCTCTAAAATCGCTGGAAATTCAACAACTTCCCAGTCATCCACGTCATCATTCTTTACCATTTGGTCAACTATCTGTCCTGTTAGGTCTAATTTAGACCATCGAGTCATGACAACAACAATAGCGCCCCCAGGCATAAGCCTTTGCAAAGGTCCAGACTGAAACCACTCCCAAGCAGGAAGAAAAACATCTGACTTACCCATTTTTGCGTCTTGTTCAGAGTGTGGGTCATCAATTATAAAGAGGTCTGCACCCCTACCAGCAAGAGCCCCGCCGACACCAATAGCAAAATACTCACCATTAAAATTAGTACCCCAACGAGAAGCCGATTTAGAATCTGCTTGAAGGTTAATGTCGGGAAATATGTCTTTGTACGGGTCTGAACCCACGAGGTTACGGACTCTACGCCCAAAATTAACCGCAAGGTCAGCAGTGTGAGATGCCATGATAACTTTTTTAGCAGGATGATTACCCAAATACCAGGCTGGTGCCAGATAGGAAATAAGCTCCGACTTTCCATGTCGAGGGGCAATGTTAACGATAACTCTTTTGCGTTTGCCCTGAGAGATTTCTTCAAATAATTTAGCCAGCCTTGCATGGTGCGCTCCTACTTTATAATCAGGGTATACATGTTTAATAAAATCTAAGAAATTTGCCTTGCCCTGTGTTTTGGTTATTTCTTTTTTATACTGTTGTAACAGTAATAGGTTTCTTCTTCTGTCACTTTCAGACATATGGGGTAAAGATTTTTGTAGTAACTCTAAGTCTTGAGAACTAATCATCTTTAATTACTTCACCTTCGATTACTTTGCCTTTAAGTTGTTCGATGGTTTCTCTTAATTCTTTTTCTAGTTCATCACCAGACTTAGTAATATGAGTAACTTCAGTTTTTCTTTTAAATGCATCTACTCCATCTATCTCTCCAATAGCTTTAAGTGCTGCTATTCTTTCTCGTGATGACTTTGCCATCTCTGCTTCTTTTACTAAATTATTAACAACGTGTAATTTTAAGTCAGCTAAATCCTTAACTATCATATGATTACTTTGTGCCACTAACCCTGCAAGAAAAGCTATAGTCTCATTAGGGTAATTAGCAAACTCAGGTCTAAGCTCTGGGTTGTTAATCATTTCTTTTGCAAGTTCTTTTGCTTTCTCTTGGTCTTGTTCAGATGGTTCTATGTTTTCTCCAGCAATATCTGATACTAGCTTTATAGTATTAGACCTTACCTCTACTTCTTCTTCGACTGTTAATTTAGGAAACGCCTCTGCTGCATTTTTAGGCAGGGGAATATTGTCGTCCACGTGGGGTACCACTACTATATGATTATCATCTGACATGTGTCGCTGTGCACCTTTGGTTTAATTTGCAGCTATAGTTCGAAGTATAACTAATAAATTAATGCAAGGCAACTAGCAAGGGCTAACAAAAAGAACGCTACATATATAGAAATATTATTCATGATGTAGATTATATAGAAGCTTTCAATTCAATGTGGTAGTGAGAATCATTCGTAGGTAAGACCTACTCCAGAGAGGGTAGAGTAGGCCTCGTGTAAATAACTAAAAGGAAATACATATTTACGCATTCAGTGTATCACAGGGTTTTCAAAAAATCTACAAAAAATTTTTTCATTCTGCCTTTTGTAAAGTAAGGGGGGCGGTGTTTCATTTTGGTGTAATTATTTGTGTAAGTCTATATGTATGTATGTATGTATGGAGTCCCAACGAAAATGTGTGGGGTGGGGGGAGGGTACGGTTAGGTATGGAAGCTATATAGATGTATAAAGTGATTAAGGCAAAGCAATGCTGAGTATATTATAAACTAAATGGAGATACATTATGCAGAACTTAATAGATACATATGATATGCAACAGACTAAAGATAGATTAGGTTATTTGTTAAGACAAGTAGGTTATAAAGATAACGAGGAAGAGAGGGCACTTGTCATTAAACAAATAAAAGATGTGGTAGCTATGCTTAGACTAGTTGGTTGCATAACTATTGACACAAAGAAAGTTTAATTAACTAAAAGGATTCGGGGTGGCAACACCCCGTCTTATATATTATGAGTTCACATCACAATGATTATTTAGAACAGCAACAAGAAATGTTAGAAGAAGAAGAACACGTTAACAAACCTATATGGTCACAACAACAATTGCAGGATGCAGTAAATGAAACATATGAGAGACATGCATTTGATATGTTCATTAGCTGTACTTGCATAGGACTTGCATGTTTATTGATGGGATACATGCTTGGTGTTCTATACCCCATCGTTTAATTAGGAGATACATTATGAAAGTTAATTTACGAGCACTACGTGAGACTGAGAAGTCTCACGATGATACACAGGAGGTAGTAGCATACCTTCTTAATGGTAACCCAATTGGTCGCATTTTTCTAGTGACCGCTTTGCAACGTTATGCTAAGGAGGTCATCGAGTACGTTGATAACTTACCAGGGGATGCACCGCATACATTCCTTAGTTATCATTCTCTGGCTAGGGAGGCAGAGAAAGTAAAAGAACTAATGGACAGACACTACAGTTAACTAAAAGAGGGAGCTTCGGCTCCCTTCTTTTTTGTGTCTCATTATTTTGAGACCAGTTATCACGCCCGCGATACCTCGTGTGCCACGTCTCTTATTTAACAAAAGGGTAAATAGCCGTCT